GCTTATTGCTGTAAGGAATGAAGCCATGTCTATTGCAAGGGCTTGCGCATCTCCGCCGGACAAATCAACTAAACCGCTCGAGTATGTCAATGTGCTTACAAAAATAGCTACAGAAATTGAGCCTGCAATCACTGCATACTATCGAGCGGGGCCGAGGATGTAACCCTAGCGGGCCGGTTTCTCGGCAATAACCAGATCGAAAGCCGGCCCGTGCTCTGTGAGCCTCGGAACGTCAGGCTCGTTTGCATACCCAATTGAAAAAACGTCAAACCCAATACCCTTCAACTTCTCAATAACGCCTACAATCTCTTCACTTGTATTGTCCATATTCCCTTCTTGTATTCATACTTCCATTAAAGAAGCCCTCATATACAATCACCCGCAAACGCCATAAAATACTCACGAAAGGGGAGGCCTAGGTCTTGATCCTAGAAACCCCGTCCCCGTAAGGCTACCAGTAAACCCCACGGGAAAGGTAAAAAACTATGGTTGACTTAACCATGGGAAGCGTCGCACTTTGGTTCGCGCTTGCTATCGCTAGTGGCATCATCCATTACGCGGTAGCCGCCGTGCTTTCTAAAGTATTCCGCAAGGAATAGCGTCGGCTTCAACCTCAGGTGTTACTGGGAGGCATACCAGGGGTCTTTTTGTTTCTAGGTCTAAATCTTCCATTCCGTTTTCTCTCTTGTCTTGGGTCTATCTTGTATATAGGGGCCTTCCCCTAATCCAATTAACACTAAAATCAACTTAGCCCCACCGCATACTCTGCCTCCACATTCGCATTCTATCATACCTTGAAACTTATTGCAAGCCCCCTAGATTACAATTTTTAGCTTTGACATTTTATCATCCTTTTACCATTATACGATTCTTTGCCAATGCAAACTAGCCGACGTTCTATTAGACTTGTCAAGCACTTCTCTAATGCTTGAGTCGCTTCTATTATATTTTATTGCGGCGTCTTTTATACAACCAAATATTTCTTGCGTTTCACCGCACATTATCTTAACAGCCGCAGGATTGTTTGCGCCGCTACTCCGTTCCTTTTGCCATGCAATATATGCGGGGTCTTTCCACTGTTCCTTTAATGATCGGATAGTTCCCTCCCTAAACCTTTGGGTATGTTCTGGGTCTCGGGCCAATGATTTTTTTGTAGCGGCGGACATACGTTCCTTCCATTCTTTCGTCTCCCTTATTTTCTTTTGGCTAGCCGACATTTTAGCCCGGCTTTCGCTAGAGAAAGAAAACCCAGAAATATCCTCTCCGCCGGTAGTAAGATTATACAATGACACTTTCCCAGTATATGCTTGTATATACTCTTGCTCTTTAACTATTAATTCCGCTTCATTATCGGATTCAAAAAGCTCAAACCATTCAAAAGCATCCGCCCCGTATTTTGCGATTGCCTTATGGAAATATTGATGGAACCTAGATTGTTCCCGGCTCGAATCATATATATGTTCCTTTTTGCGTTTATTAAGATCAAATATAGTTTTACCTATATATGCCTTTCCATTGTGTTTATTAGTAGCCATGTATATACAGCCCATTACCATACCTCATATTTAGGCGGAGGAGTAATTAAAGATTCTATCGCATATCGGCACGAAGCTAAGGCGTCATCATGGAAGCTAAATATTTCTTCCGTCGCATTGCCTTGCTTATCTTTCTTATAGATAGCGCCCCGAACTTCCGCCGCTAGGCCAGGGCAAGCCACTTCGTCTATATGCCATTTATGCGCCCGCAAGTATGCGAATTGAGATTTAACAGAATCCGGCCCCTTTTTAGCGCCTTCGATTCTATACCCCGACCGCTTCCACTCTTCTATACTTTTGGGCTCGGCAGAATCCGCAACGCATAGCGAAGGCTTAGGCAATATATTAGCGTTCCCATTCATACCGATTATATCCGCGTTTGTCATCTGCCTTACATAAAGTTCGGCAAAGGAATATATCTCTCCATCCTTAAACCCTATCCCCTCGATTGAATGATAATGCTGGAAACCAAAGTCCATACCCCATACCACACTATCGAAGTCATTCGCCTTATACTTGCACGGTTCATAGACCACAGCCGGGAAGGCTTGATCGCCTAATTGCCCCCAATCCCCTAGCGCATAAACTTGATAGTAAATCGGGTCAGATATGCGCATTGCTTCAAGTTCGGCCTTATAGTCAACGTCAATAAATCTATTATCAAGGTAGGTGGTTTTTAGAATGGTTGCGTTAGGCTTAGGATTATCGAAAAACTCCGGCTTAATCCATGATAGTACAGATACCGGGTTGAATGTCAATGTCATTTGAAATGGCTGTTTAGCCATACCGCGAAGGCGAAGATTTAATTGCTGAAAGTCTTCCCGGCTTGCTTCGTTAGCTTCCTCAATCCATACGTCGGTAAGCGGCCCCGATTCAAAGGTTAATGATTTTATTTTCTCTATGTCGTCTAATCCCTCGAATATCATTGTATTACCGAAAGGCCCGACAATAGCCATATCAGTTTCCCGGATGCTTACTTTATTTCTAATGCCATAATCGGCAATAACTTTCTTTAGAAGTGAAAAGGTAGAATAGCGATTAGTCTTGCCTACCTTGCGGGCGATCAATACATTGTGCCCCGGCTCAGTAGAAAACCTATCAATAAACCTTTGGGCAACGGCTACAGATTTCCCCGCGCCCGCCCCCCCGATCAATACATTAAATCGGTTATGATCATTCCAAAGAGGAACGTATATATTATTCCTGTTTACCGTTACTATCGCCATTTATTCCATCGTCGTATTTAATTACTATCGGGCCGTCATTTTTTATTTCTACCTTATCCACAAACAAAGCCGAATACTTCCCCAAAAGCTCTAGCGCCTTTAGCCTGTCCTTGCGATTGACGCCTAGTATATTCCCTTCTTTATCCCGCATAGCATCGCTTCCATTGATATCATCCATAGCAATCTTGGCAAGCTCTTCAAGTACCCTAGCCCTTATCTCTTCCCTTTGGGAGTCTTCCCTAGCCTTTAGAATACGGTCAATTTCGGCCCTAACGTTAACTTGCGTTAATAAATTAGACGCAATAACCTTCGCCGAGTCAGGCTTATCGCTATATCCTGCCCTTATCGCGGCGGCTGACCCCGTAAAGTCTAAAACGTATTCCCGGCAAAACGCTTTTTGCTTGTCGGTTAATTCCTTTCCTATTTGCTCTTCCGTCTCGTCTGTTTTTAATTGTTCGCTCATTTGATTTTCCTACCTATGCTAATGTTTATTCCACGCTCATAGAAAAAGTTATTGACCGGAACTCTAATGTATCTTTGTATCCACATATCAAATCGGAATGTCCACCATTGCCGAATAAGATAGTTTAATGGATACTTAACGCAATTCTGAATTAAATAGGCTTCATTGCATCCATCCTTACAGGCTATAAACTTTCCCGTATATCGGCCTTGGCTATCCCTTACATTCTCGCCCGATCCGCCATTACAACAATTATTCCCGCAGTATCCGCAATAGATCATAGGCCCGCAATTAGAACAATAGCCGAATCTATGCCCATGTAGCTTCATGAGCCTTTCAGCTTCTTTATTCGTTATTTTTACTTCGTCTGACATGATTTATTCCTTTGCCTCTTTCTCTAATTGTTCGGCATTGTCTTTCATATATCTGGATATTTGCGCGTAGGCTTTAGAAGTAGACTCTTCGTCAAACCCCCTAAACTTCACCCTGGCTGGATAGCATCGAATAACAGGCCCGTCTATGTCTTTATCGTCAACCTCTACAACTAATGCCCATCCGAAAATATGCAAGAATTGATTGATTAGAAGTAGAAGCCCCGCTTCCCTAAACTCTTGCCAAGTCTTTTCAGTTACCATTTCGTCACTCATTGTTTATTCCTTTGTTCCAATTACTCTATAGATTTAATTAAGTACCTAGGTTATGTACACTTGCACGTTACTGCAAAGTATGGCGGAAAATCACCCACCTTGTAAGGCTCGATATATCTCGGCGCATGGGATACGGGGTTTACGGGATACTGCACAGGATAATTAACATATACATGCTGTTTCCCTAGCGCCTTATAAAGTTCCCCATAAAGCCTATCCGCCTCTTCTCGGGTCAATGATATTTCAGTATCACCGATCTTTAGCTTA